AGTTGACTATATCTGAATGGGCTGACCAGTATCGCCAGTTGTCCTCTGAAAGTTCTGCTGAAGCTGGGCGCTGGTCAACTAAACGTGCAGAATATCAGCGCGGTATGATGGATGCTGTTAGCAATCCAAAAGTTGAGACAGTTGTGCTTATGACTGCTGCACAGATCGGCAAGACTGAGATTATTAATAACATTGTTGGCTTTCACATACATCAAGAGCCTTGCCCTATGCTTGTTGTGCAGCCTACGCTCGAAATGGCGCAAACTTGGTCAAAAGACCGCTTGGCCCCTGCTATCAGGGATACCCCCGTTTTGCATGAGAAGATTGGTGATCCTAGATCAAGGGATGGCGGCAATACGACTTTGCACAAGGTTTTTACGGGCGGTCACGTAACGGCTGCTGGATCAAATAGCCCTGTTTCATTGGCGTCTAGGCCATGTCGTTTGATCCTTTGCGATGAGGTTGACAGGTATCCTATATCTGCTGGGGCAGAGGGTGATCCCGTTTCATTGGCGCGTAAACGTGCAACAACTTTCTGGAACCGAAAAATCGTGCTTGTTAGCACTCCTACCGAGAAAGGCGCGTCACGCATTGAGCAAGCATACGAGGAAAGCGACCAGCGTAAGTTTTTCATAGAATGCCATGACTGCAAGGAGATGCAGACATTGGAATGGGCGAATGTGCAGTGGTCCAATAATGATCCTAAGACAACTAAATACGTCTGTCCTCACTGCGGGTCATGCTGGAATGATGCGGATAGATACAAGGCAATAAGGTATGGCGAATGGCGAAGTACAGCAGATGGAGATGGGAAAACGGCAGGGTTTCATCTTTCCGCGCTTTATTCTCCTTGGACATCCTTAGAAGAAATTGTGCGAGATTTTATCGCATCAAAGCGCGACCCAATGAGACTAAAGACATGGGTGAATACTACCCTTGGCGAAACTTGGGAGGATCAGGGCGAAAGTCTGGATGAGTATGACTTAATGTCGCGCAGAGAGGACTTTGGCGATGAATTGCCAGAAGATGTTCTTATTCTGACTGCTGGCGTTGATATTCAGGATGATCGTGCTGCTGTGGAGATTGTGGGATGGGCAGAGGGCGAGCGCAGCTACAGCATTTTCTATGATGAGTTTTACGGTGATCCATCAACGCAAGATTTCTGGAATGTACTTGATACGGCTCTGCTGCAATCATTTAAGCACCCTTTATCGGGGGATATGGTGATTAGGGCAAGCTGTGTGGATAGCGGCGGTCATTACACGCAGCAGGTTTATAACTATTGCAGATCACGAGCGGGTCGCCGGATATTCGCAGTGAAGGGTATTGGCGGTGAGGGAAAGCCGATTGTCGGAAGGCCGACGAAAAACAACATTGGTAAGATTAATTTGTTCCCTGTTGGTACAGATACGGCAAAAGAGCTTATATTTGCACGTCTAAAGATACCTGAATTTGGCGCTGGCTATTGCCATTTTAGCACACAAAATTCTGATGAATATTTTCGTATGTTGACATCAGAAAAGAAGGTTACGCGCTATTTTAAAGGGCGTCCAAGGCGTGAGTGGATTAAGATCAGGCAGAGAAACGAAGCCCTTGATTGCAGGGTGTATGCAACCGCAGCATTTGGTATATTGAACATAAATATAGATGCTGTTGCAAAACAAGCCCAAAATAGGGTACAATCTGACAAAATGCAGCCAAAACGTAGCCCTGCTTTGCCAAGGCGTAATTCGTTTGTTTACGGGTATAAATAAATATGGCTAATCTTTTTGACGCTGCGAATGCCCCAGAGGGCGAACCAACTGAAATAGTAGTTGGCGACTTTATCCAATGGAAAAAAGAGAATATAGCCTCTGATTACCCACCTGCCACACATTCTGCTGAATATGTTGCACGGATTACGGGCGGTGGGTCAAACGAAATAAAAATGCCCGCGACAGAGGTGAGCGGATATTATCTTTTTACAGTAGATAGCACAACTTCAGCCGATTTTTCTGCTGGCAGGTATCACTGGCAACTGGAAATTACTGAAACATCATCTGGCAATAGGCTTGTTATTGAGCGTGGCGAATTTACAGCAATTGTTGATTTAGACGTAAATCAGTCTGATCCGCGGATTCATGCGGAAAAGATGGTGCCATTGCTTGAGACAATACTAGAAGCCAAAGCTGCTGGTGGTGACGTATCGTCTTACAGTATCGGCGGCAGATCAGCCAGTAAGATGACGTTTGAGGAATTATTCGAGATAAGAGATAGATACAAGGCTGAATTGCACCAGCATCGCCAAAATGAGCTTATTAAGCGTGGCAAAGCAACGTCAAACACAGTTAAGGTGAGGTTTATTTGATGGGGATTTTAGACATATTCACCCGACAGAAGAAACAACCCCGCCAACGTAATTATGCTGCTGCTGCTAAAGGGCGGCTTTTTGCGGATTTTATAGGATCAAATAGAAGCGCAGACAGTGAAATACGCTGGGCGCTACGTGATATTCGCAATCGCAGCAGAGATTTAGAGCGCAATAACGAGTATTTTCGGCGTTATTTGCAGCTTTTACGTACAAATGTAGTGGGCGAAGGTGGGTATAACCTGCAAGTCAAGGCGCGCAATCCTGATAATAGCATGGATCGCGGCGGTGCAAACATTGTTGAGGGCGCTTGGAAGGAGTTCTCGCGCATTGGTGGGCCTACGGTAGATGGTCGCATGTCAATGATTGATTTATGCAATCATATCATCACTGGCATGGCGCGTGATGGCGAAGTATTTTTGCAGGTCGTAAAAGGGACATATTTACGTCACGGCATAGCCTTACAGATCATAGAGCCAGATCGTGTTGACGAAGAAAAGAACGAGCTTGCGGCAAATGGCAACCAAATCCGCATGGGTATTGAGCTAGACAAGAGAACAAAGCGACCTGTGGCTTATCATGTGTTGACATATCACAAGGGTGATTACGACTATATGTTGCCAGCGAATGAGCGGAAATATGAGATTATCCCTGCTGATGAGATGATGCACATTTACCGCGTTGAAAGGGCAGGTCAAACGCGGGGCGTTCCTTGGTCGGCGGCTGCTATATCGTCGTTGAAGATGCTTCACGGCTACCGTGAGGCTGAGCTTGTAGCTGCTAGAACGGCTGCTGCGAAAATGGGTTTCTTTACTTCGCCAGCAGGGGATGGCTTTACGGCTGATGGCTTTGACGATCCAGATAATACCGTGCCAATCTTTGATGCAGAGGCTGGTTCATTCCATCAATTACCAGCGGGAGTAACCTTCCAAGCCTTTGATCCTACCCACCCAACATCTGCGTTTGCTGACTTTGAAAAGGCGATATTGCGGGGTATCGCTGGTGGTTTGGGTGTTAGCTATACCTCTTTGGCAAACGATCTTGAGGGTACGAGCTATTCATCAATTCGCCAAGGCGCACTGGAAGAGCGTGATTTTTATAAGACTTTACATAGATTTATGATAGATCACTTCCTTGATCCGCTTTACCGCATGTGGCTTGAGCATGTTATAAACTTTAACTTTATCCCAATTTCTGGGCCACAGAAGTTTGCTAAATTCAGCATGGATGTTTCGTGGCGGGGACGTGGCTTCCAGTGGGTTGATCCGCTCAAGGAGATTAATGCTGCTGTTGTTGGATTGCAGAACGGCATTCTTAGTCATACCGATATTGCGGCGAATTATGGGCGTGATGCAGAGGAAACCTTCGCTCAGATCGAAAGAGATGGCGAAACAGCGGCGCAATTTGGTCTAACTATGGCTTATCAGCCATTTGGCGATAAACTACCTGTTCCAGCGGAGGGTCAAGATGCCTTACAAACCGACTGATGGGATGAAAGTAGAGGCGCAGCGTGGTCTTGATTGGCGCAAGGAATATGGCAGGGGTGGAACGGAAGTTGGCATTGCCAGAGCAAGGGATATTGTGAATGATAAGAACTTATCAGAAGATACTGTTAAGCGCATGTATTCCTTTTTTAGCCGCCATGAGGTTGATAAGAAAGCTGAAGGTTTTAGCCAAGGTGAAGATGGTTATCCGTCAAATGGGCGCATTGCATGGGCCTTATGGGGCGGTGATGCAGGGTTCTCATGGAGCCGCCAAATTGCAGAACGCCTAAAGAAAGAGGATCGTACTATGCAAGATGTAGATAAATCTGATACAATGTCCCCAGATATTGAGGATGAAACTATGACTGAAGAAGTTCGCGCAGCGCCAGATGAGTTAAGCGTAGGTGATTTTGTTAGCTGGGATAGCTCTGGCGGCGAAGCCTATGGCAAGATCGAGCGCATTGAGCGTGACGGTTCTATTGATGTTCCTGATAGTGAATTTACGATCAACGGCGATGCAGACGACCCTGCTGCTTTGATTGAGGTCTACCGTGAGGGCGAGGACGGTTATGAGGCTTCAGGCCGCATGGTCGGACATCGCTTCTCTACTCTGACAAAAACAGCAGAGCGCGGATACAAGGATAAAGAGCGTTTTAGCCGTGAGAAGATGAAAACACGCGGCATGATGTTTGACAATAAGATCGTTGACGAAGAAAAGCGCACAGTGAGAATTGCTGTTTCAAGCGAGGAACCTGTTGAGCGCAGTTTCGGCAATGAAATATT